TCGGCTTTCCAAATAAGGCATCATCTGAGCTATTTACTAGCTACATTATGTCAAGATTAGGATTTGAAGTCTTACTAGATGATGGTAGCCAAAGTAAGATGATCCACTAAATATGGATATTAAAATACCCTATACCCCAAGAAAGCACCAGAGCTATCTACACAAACAAATAGATAGTCATAGATGGTCAGTATTAGTGTGCCATCGTAGGTTTGGCAAAACAGTATGTATGATTAATCATTTAATCAGGTCTGCTTTACTTTCCAAAAAGAAGAACCCCAGGTTCGCTTATATTGCACCCACTTTTAAACAAGCGAAGAGTATTGCTTGGGATTATATGAAACAGTTTACAGATAAGATCCCTTATATTAAATTTAACGAAACAGAGCTAAGAGTAGATTTACCTAATGGTGCTAGAATTACTTTACTAGGATCGGAAAATTCAGATGGCTTGAGGGGTATCTACCTCGATGGATGTGTCATTGATGAATATGCAAATGTAACCGATAAACTTTTCCCAGAAATTATTAGACCTGCATTATCAGATCGTAAAGGTTACTGTGTCTTTATTGGTACACCCCAAGGAATGAACAATAACTTCTATGAGCTTTACCAACACGCACAAGGAGCAGAAGATTGGTTTAACTATAAAGCAAAAGCAAGTGAAACTAAGATTGTAGATAACGAAGAGCTAGTCAAAGCAAAAGAAGTCATGGGTGAAAAGAAGTACCTACAAGAGTTTGAATGTGATTGGATTGCTAATATTGAAGGAGCTATCTATGCAGATGTCTTGGCAAAGATGGAAGATGGAAAACAATTAACAAGAGTACCTTACGATCCTGCCTTGCCAGTTTCTACCAGTTGGGACTTAGGGGTGGCGGATCATAGTTCTATTATATTTTTTCAGCAGCTAGGCAGAAGCATTAATATTATTGATTATCATGAAGAGAGAGGTCAGGGATTACCCCACTATGTGCAGATCATTAAGGATAAAGATTATATCTATAAAGATCATTTCGCACCGCATGATATAGAAGTTACAGAATTTAGCAATGGTAAAACAAGAAGAGAGGTAGCTTACCAGCTAGGAGTAAGATTTAAAGTTGTTCCTAAAATTCCATTAGAAGATGGTATTCACGCAACCACAATGACCTTACCTCGCTGTTGGATTGATACAGACCATTGCAAAAAGCTAATAGATGCGTTAAGACATTATCACAGGAAGTATATTGATAAGAATAGAATGTTTAGATCAAAGCCTGTACATGATTGGAGTTCACATGCTTGTGATGCCATGAGGTATCTAAGTGTGGGACTACAAGAAATTAATACTAGACAATCTGCTCCGCAACGTGTAGCAGAGAATGAATATAGGATTTTATAATATGAGTTTTTTAATGCCAAAGATGCCATCGTTACCCCCTGTGCAACCTTTGCCAGAACCACCTTCTTCAGAATTATCAGCAGCAGAAAAAGCATCAATTGCAGCAGACCAAGCGGCAAGAGAAAGAAAAAGAAAAGGTCGTAAATCTACAATCTTAACAAGTCCTTTAGGGGTTAAAGAGGAAGCAGAAATAGAAGAAAAAACTTTATTAGGATCATAAAATGTTTGATAAAATTAAAAAGATATTTAAAAAAAAACCAAAAGATAAAAGAGTTTATGAAAAATTAAAAGATCATGGCACAGATATATCTTATGAAAACGAAATTAAAAAACCAGAAGTAAAAATTAAAAAAGCCAAAGAGACAAAAGAAACTAAATCATCTATGGTGTCAGGACAATAATATGGGTGGAGCAGTAGCAAGAGTAGCATCAGTAGTTAAACCAAGACCATCACCTCAAGCACCTGCACCTATTAATGTAGCTCCAACAGTTGCAGAAGTTTCTCAGGCAACTGCAACAAGTGCAGATGGTTATGATTCAAGATTAACAAAACGAAAAGGAAGATCAGCAACAATTATGACAGGCTCTCAAGGTATTATGGATGATACTATTACTTTGGGTCGTAAAAGTTTATTAGGACAATAATGGCAAAAACAGATTTAACAAAAAGTTTATTATCACGATTTGACAAATTACAAAGTCAAAGGCAAAATTGGGAAACGCATTGGCAAGATGTTGCAGATTATATGCAACCTAGAAAAGCAGATGTAACCAAACAAAGAGCCAGAGGTGATAAGAGAATGGAATTAATTTTTGATTCTTCACCTATTCAAGCTATAGAATTATTAGCTGCATCACTTCATGGCATGTTGACTAATCCTTCTACACCTTGGTTTACTTTAAGATTTAAAGATGAAGATGTTGATGGTGAGGATGAAGCAAAACTTTGGTTGCAATCAGCAACTGATGCAATGTACACCGCTTTCAATAGATCAAATTTTCAACAAGAAATATTTGAATTATACCATGATCTCATTACCTTTGGTACGGCTGCCATGTTTATTGAAGAAGATGATGCTGATTTAATTAAATTTTCAACACGACATATCAATGAAGTATTTATTGCAGAAAATGATAAAGGCAGAATAGATACCATCTACAGACGATTTAAAATTTCAGCTAGAGCTGCGGTGCAAAAATTTGGCAATAAAATATCAAGCGATATTAGAAGTATTGTTGATAAAGATCCTTACAAAGAAATAGAAATTATCCACGCAGTTTATCCAAGAAAAGATTTTAATCCTACAAAAAAAGATAAATCTAATATGCCATTTGAATCTGTTTACATTGAATTTAAAACAGGTAACGAATTATCAGTATCAGGATTTAAAGAGTTTCCTTTTGTAGTCCCAAGATATTTAAAAGCATCAAATGAAATTTATGGAAGATCACCTGCAATGACAGCATTGCCAGATGTGAAGATGCTAAATGAAATGTCTAAGACAACTATTAAAGCTGCACAAAAACAAGTTGACCCACCTTTACTTGTTCCTGATGATGGATTTTTATTACCTGTAAGAACAGTACCAGGGGGTTTAAATTTTTATAGATCAGGTACAAGAGATAGAATTGAACCTTTAAATATTGGTGCAAATAATCCATTAGGTTTAAATATGGAGCAGCAAAGAAGAGATGCTATTAGAGCTGTATTCTATGTTAATCAACTTATGATGCAAGATGGTCCACAAATGACAGCAACTGAAGTGATCCAAAGAAACGAAGAGAAGATGAGATTACTAGGACCTGTCTTAGGTAGATTACAATCTGAATTATTAAAACCTTTAATTGATCGTGTCTTTAATATTTTACTTAGAAATAATATGTTACCTCAAGCACCAGAATTTTTATCAGGTAGAGATATAGAAATTGAATATGTTTCTCCTTTAGCGAAAGCACAAAAATCTTCAGAGCTACAATCAATTATGAGAGCAATAGAAATATTAGGCTCACTTGCAAATGTAGCACCCGTATTTGATTATGTTAATTTTGATAATCTTGTTAAACACTTAGCTGATATAGTGGGTGTCCCGCAAAAAATATTAAAATCACAAAGTCAAGTTAATGCCGAAAGACAACAAGCACAACAACAACAACAAGAGATGCAACAAATGCAACAAGTTCAACAACTAGCGAAAGCAGGAGGAGATATAGCACCATTAGCAAAAGCACTACCTGAAGAAGCAAAAGCGGTAGCCAATGCTGATGTTGCATAGTTATGGGAGAAGCAAGTAAAAAACTAGAACAATACGTTAAGAATTTAAAAACAAACTATAAAATGATATTCAGTTCAGACGAAGGTAAAGAAGTATTGTCTGATTTAGAAAAGAGATGCCATCATCATACTACCACTAATGTAAAAGGGGATAGTCATGAAAGTGCATATATGGAAGGTCAACGCAGCATCCTTCTATTTATTCAAGCTATGCTGCGAAATGATAACGAAAAAGGAAAATAACAATGTCAAATGAACAGACAACACAGCCTTCTGCTGTGCCTGTAGAAACGACAACTCCCTCTACAGCACAACCAGAAACAAAACAAGAAACAACAACAGAGACAACTATATCAGCTACTACTGAGCAACCAGCTCCTGTAGCTAAATCTTGGAAAGATGCAATCTCTCCAGAGTATAGAGATGACCAAAACATTAAAAAGTTTACTGAAATAGATGCGTTAGCTAAAAGTTATATTAACGCAACGAAAATGATTGGTCAGGATAAAATGGTTATCCCAAATAATAACTCAACAGAAGATCAATGGAATGAAGTTTATACAAAATTAGGCAGACCAGAATCTGCGGAAAAATATAAACTAGAAGCTAAATCTGATGTTGTTCCTATGGATGAGGGTGCAATTAAATCCTTTGCCGAGCAATCGCACAAATTGGGTTTGAATAATAAACAAGCTCAAGGCATATTGGAATTTTATAAAAACAGTATGGAAGGCACAGCCAAACAAGCTCAAGTTGATACTGAAACTGCACAAGCTCAAGCTACTCAACAGTTAAGACAAGAATGGGGTAGAGATTTTGAAGCTAAAATAAAACAAGCAGGAGCATTAGCTCAAGCTAATATCAATGCAGATGTTTTAGATATGACACTTCAAAATGGAACAAGGCTTGGAGATCATCCTGAGATTATAAAAGGATTTGCAAAGATTGCAAATATGATGTCTGAGGATAAAATTGTATCAACTGAAAGTGAAAATGTTAGTACAGTTAAAGATTTAGAGTCTGAAATAGCTACCATTGTCAACGATAGACAAGGACCTTATTGGAATAAACAACATCCCGATCACGATAAATCGGTGCAACAAGTTTATACTTTAAGAGAAATGGCTATGAGTAATAAATAATTATTTTAAACCCCTTGTATTTTTTTTAAAAATAATGTAAGGGGTTTATATAAGACAATTTGATAAAAACCTTATTGATTGCAAGAAACAATACTGCGGTCTAACAGACCTTAAATGCAAGAGATGCCTGTCTAATCAGACGGAGAACCTTTCTGAATTATTTTAATAATAACAATAATATGGAGAGACAAATATGTCATCACAAATAACTACAGCATTTGTACAGCAGTATTCTGCTAACATTCAAATGCTATCTCAACAAATGGGATCGTTATTAAGAGACAAAGTCAGAGTTGAATCTGTGGTTGGAAAAAATGCTTTTTTCGATCAAGTTGGCTCAGTAACTGCTGTTGAAAAAACAAGCAGACATTCAGACACTCCGCAAATAGATACACCTCACGCTAGACGTAGAGTATCTCTTGCAGATTATGAATTTGCTGATTTAATAGATCAACAAGACAAAGTACGTCTTTTAATCGACCCTACATCAACTTATGCTCAAGCCGCTGCTATGGCAATGGGAAGAGCTATGGATGATGTGATCATAACTGCTGCACTTGGTACTGCGTACACAGGTGAAACAGGAGCTACAAGTACATCAGCACAAACAGCCATTGCACATGGTGGTGTTGGTTTAACAATTGCTAAATTAAGAACTGCTAAGCAGACTTTTGATTTAGCCGATGTAGATCCTTCAATTCCGAGAAACATTATCGTTTCTCCGAAGCAGATTACTGATCTCTTAGGAACAACTGAAGTTACAAGTTCAGATTTCAACACAGTCAAAGCATTGGCTAATGGTGAAGTGAACTCGTTTCTTGGTTTTAATTTCATTGTATCGAATAGACTTGCATTATCTAGCACAACTAGATCATGTATAGCTTACACACAAGATGGAATCGCTTTAGGTATTGGCAAAGATGTTAATGCTAGAATAGACGAAAGAAGCGACAAGTCTTATGCTACTCAAGTGTACTACTGCATGAGCATTGGTGCTACTAGAATGGAAGAAGCTAAAGTTCTTGAAGTACAATGTACAGAATCATAATAGGAAGGATATAAAATATGACAACTAAAAATACAGACCTGGTAGCTAATTTCGAAGCGACTCCACCAGTAGCTAATAACGCAGCCGAGTTGGCTGGTGTTGTTAGAACTGCTCATGGATCGGTAGAACTTGCTGCTGGAGATAGTACAGATAACGACATTGTTATGTTAGCACCCATTCCTAGTAATGCGGCTGTGCCACAATTATTTATTGGCTCAGACACATTCGGTGGTTCGTGTACTTTCAATGTTGGTCTTTATACGACAGCAGGTGTGGTAAAAGACGAAGATGTTTTCGCAACTTCAGTAGCAGATGCTGCTGGAATGACAGATGTTCGTTTTGAAGCTGCTGATCTAAATACTGGTTCTCAAAAGTTATGGGAACTAGCTGGAGACAGTTCAGATCCTGGTGGATATTACTATGTTGCAATCACTTTTGATGCAACAGGTGGTACTGCTGGATCGTTAAATTGGAATATTAATTACGTTGTAAATTAATAAACTAATTGTTACAAATATTAGGGGGGGATCTTGCCTAGCGGTACTTCCCCCCTTTTAGTATGAAGAAGATAGAAGATTTAAAACCTGTATTACATTTTAAAAAAAACGATTATGTTTATAGGTATGTGTTAGTGGACCGCTTTAAAAATGATGCTAAGTATCATTATGGTTTTGACACAAAAGAAGAACGAACAGAAGAAGAGATATTTGCCTTATTAAAAGATAGACAAATAAGAAGAAAATATATTATAAAGGATTAATATGAGCTTATATAGAAATATAAACGCAAGAAAAAAAGCGGGAACATCAAGATCAAAAAAGAAAAGTACAATCACAAAGAAAGCCTACGCAAATATGAAAGCTGGTTTTCCAAAAAAGAAGAAATCATAATCAATGGCATCAGTAGTTGGAATTTGTAATGGAGCATTAAATCAATTAGGGGGAACAACAATTCTTTCCCTAACAGAAGATTCAAAAAACGCAAGGCTTTGCAATTCAAGATACACACAAGTTAGAGATGCCTTATTTAGAACACATCCTTGGAATTGTTTACAAAAAAGAATTGCTATCGCAGCAGATGTTGCTACTCCTGCTTGGGGTTTTTCTTACCAATATACTTTACCTGCTGATTGTTTAAGATTACTTAGAATATTAGATTACGATTCAAACTATAAAGTTGAAGGTAGAAAAATATTAAGTAACACATCAAGTATGAAAATTTTATATGTTGCAAGAATTACAGATCCTAATGAGTATGATGAATTATTAAGAGAAACATTATCTTCATCTCTTGCTGCTGATATGGCTTTTGCAATTACTTCTAATAATAACACTACTCAAAATATGTATGAGTTATTTAAAGAAAAATTAAGAGATGCAAGATTTGTAGATTCAACTGAAGGACAGAATATAGATCAAGACCTTGGCATGACAGATGTTATTGATGCTGGGACTTTTATTAACTCAAGGTATTAATTCATGGCTAGAGTTGCAGTTCAATTAACGAACTTTACAGGTGGTGAATTATCTCCACGATTAGATGGAAGAAATGATCTTACTAAATATTCTTCAGGTTGCTCAACCTTAGAAAACTTAGTTGTCTATCCTCATGGAGCTGCTGCAAGACGACCAGGCTCAAGTTTTGTTGCCGAAGTTGCAGACAGCGATAATAAAACAAGATTAATTCCTTTTGAATTTTCAACAACACAAACTTATATGTTGGAGTTCTCAAATTTAAAAATAAGATTCTATAAAGATAATGGTTCAATTTTAGAAGGCGATAAAACAATAACAGGAATTACTCAAGCTAATCCTGCTGTGGTTACTTCTAACTCACATGGTTATTCTAATGGAGATGAAGTTGTTATTACTGCTGTGGTAGGAATGACACAGGTTAATGGTAAAAGATTTTTAGTTGCAGGTAAAACAACAAACACTTTTCAATTAACAGATAAAGATGGAACAAATGTAAACAGTACAGGTTATACTGCTTATAGTTCAGCAGGAACAGCTAATAAAGTTTATGAAATTGCTACTCCTTATACAACAGCTCAACTGTTTGATATTAAGTTTGCACAATCTGCTGATGTTATGTATATTACGCATCCTTCTCACGAAGTAGAAAAACTTTCTCGGACAGCTCACACTACATGGACATTAACTGATGTTGATTTTACTAATGGACCTTTTATGGATGTCAACACAACAGCAACTACTTTAACACCAGCTTCAGCTAGTGTAGGAACAGGTGTTGATATTACTGCATCTGCCATTACAGGAATTAATGGTGGTGTAGGTTGGTTAGCAACTGATGTAGGCAGACAAATTTATTTTAATAGTGGTTATGCAACAATCACAGCGAGAACAAGTGCTACAGTTGCAGTAGCTACAGTTACAACAGCTTTTACTAATGCTAATGCTATTGCTGCTTGGCAACTAGGATCATTTTCAGATACCACAGGTCATCCTTCTTGCGTTACTTTTTTTGAACAACGATTAGTTTTTGCAGGAACAACAGATCAACCTCAAACCATATTCTTTTCTAAATCAGGTGATTATGAAAACATGGATGAAAATATTGGTGGAACAGTAGCTGATGATGATGCAATGGTTTACACGATTGCTTCTAACCAAGTTAATGCTATTCGTTTTATGACAGCAACAAGAACTTTAATTATTGGTACAGCAGGGGGTGAATTTACTGTATCAGGCGGTGGTACAGATAGTGCAGTTACTCCAACTAATATTTTAATTAAGAAACAATCTAATCATGGCTCTGCCAATGTAGATGCTTTAGCTGTAGGTAACGCAACATTATTTTTACAAAGAGCTAAAAGAAAAATAAGAGAACTAGCTTATAACTTTGATGTGGATGGTTACATTGCACCTGATATGACTATTCTTGCCGAACATATTACTGAAGGTGGATTAACACAAATTGCTTATCAACAAGAGCCGAATCAAATTATTTATGGAGTAAGAGGTGATGGTGAATTAGTAGGGTTTACTTATCAAAGAGAACAGCAAGTAACTGCTTGGCATAGACATATCTTTGGTGGAAGATTTGGTAATGCAACAATCACAGTTACTGATTATGCAAATATAGCTAATGGTACAAGAATTGTTTTAACAAAAGTAGATGGAACAACTACAACCTTTACATCCGCTACATCTTCTACAACTGGAAAATTTCATACTGCAACAAGTAATAATCAAACAGCAACAAACTTAAAAACATTAATAGATGCTGATTCTGATTTTACAGCAACAGTTTCTAGTAATGTTGTTACCATTACAGAAACATCTCCATCATCTACAGGATTTTTAACAATTAAATCTTTAGACGATGCTACTCGATTAGCAAAAACTAATGAGGGTAAAGCCGTATGTGAAAGTGTTTCTGTTATACCTACTGATGATACCGAGTATCAAGTTTGGGTTATTGTTAAAAGAACAGTTAATGGAATAACAAGACGATATGTAGAATACTTAAATGTATTTGATTTTGATGAAACCGACAATACAACATTTAATTTTTTAGATAGTGCATTAAGTTATAGCGGTTCAGCAGTTACAACAATTTCAGGTTTAGATCACCTTGAGGGACAGGCTGTTGGAGTATTAGCTGATGGTGCAACGCATCCAGATAAAACAGTTTCAAGTGGATCTATTACTTTAGATCGTTCTTCTAAAAATGTTAAGGTTGGATTAAATTATACTTCTTTATTACAAACCATGAGATTAGATGCAGGATCTCAAGATGGCACATCTCAAGGTAAGACTAAAAGAATTTACGATATTACAGTTAGAATGTTTGAAACTATAGGTGTAGAGGTTGGACCTAATCTAAATGATTTAGAAAGAATACCTTTTAGAAGTTCTGCTGATCTGATGGATGAGGGTATTCCACCATTCTCAGGAGACAAACAAGTTGAATTTAGAGGTAACTATGAAACAGATGGGTTTATCTTTGTAAGACAAACTCAACCTTTACCTTTTACTATTTTATCGTTATACCCAAGGTTAGCCACAAATGACGGATAATATACTACATATAGTGCCTTACATTGCAAAACATGGTAAGATTATTTTAGCCAATCAAATGAATCATGTACTTATGGATCAAGATGCAAAATTTGACGGAGAAGCGATGGAGCTAGAACAAAAAGGTTTAGCTTACACTTGTATCGTTAATGATGAGCCTATTGCTTCTTCTGGTATGAAAATTATTTGGGATGGTGTTGCAGAAGGTTGGGTACTGGCAAGTCATAAAGTTTGGCAGCATCCTCTTTTGGTAGCACGAGCAATTAAAAAAAATTTTACAAGACTTGCAAGAGAACATAATATAAAAAGAGTTCAAACTGCGATAAGAGCTGATTTTGATAAAGGTTTAAGATTTGCAAAGTGGTTAGGATTAGAGGAAGAGGGTTTAATGAAACACTATGGTTTTGATGGCTCACATCATTACAGATATGCGAGGATTTTCTAATGACTTGGGTTATACCAGTAGCAATAGGAGCAGCTCAAATGAAGCAACAAGCTGCAATAGGAAAATTTAATCAAGCAGTTAATGAAAGAAATGCTAAAGTTTTAGAGCAAGAAGGCGAACAAATAGAAAAACAAGCTGAGTTTGATATTTTACAGTTTGATAAAAAATTTACTGAATTAAAGGGTGAACAAATAGTTAATACTTTAAAATCAGGTGTTACTTTTGAAGGAACAGCATTAAGAATTGCAAGAGCTAATGAAAGAGAAAAAATATTACAAGAAAATATTATTAGATATAATGCCAGTATTGGTAAAGCTAAAAAATTTGAACAAGCTAATTTTGCAATCATGAGTGGTCAAATAGCTAAACAGCAATCACAACTTGCACAAATAAGAACTGTATCAGAAGTTGGTGGAACTTTATTAACAATGTATAACTCATAAAAATTATTATGCCAAAAATACCTACATTTAAAACAGAAGCAAGAATAACAGCAGAATCAGCATCTGCTACAGCTAATATTCAGATACCTTTAACTAATACATTGGCTGGATCTTTAAAACCTTTAACTGATGCTTTTGTCAAATATAAAACAGCAGAAAAAAATGCTGAAAATAAAACTGAAGCTCTTGAATTAGAAAATCAAGCTGTTCTTAAATTAAATGATGCTACTCAAGAAGCATCTATGATGAAAAACTCTGATGAAGCTAATACTTTTTTAATGACTAAAAGTAAAGAGATTAGAGATCAATTTTCATCTCAAGCATCTAACTCTAAAGTTAAAACATTATTTACTAATAATTATTTATTAGAAGAACAAAAAAAAATATATTCAGTAGATAACGCAGTTCATAAAAATTTAATACAATCAAGAGCTGTTGAATCAAATGCTAAAGAAGAAAGAATTTTAACAGACGCATTATATGGTAATAACGAATTAGCATTACAAACATTACCAACGGATTTAAAAAAAATATATGATGATGATTTTAATGATGGATTAATTGACATAGATACTTATGAAAAAAAAATAGCAAATATTCCAAATACTATAGCTTACTTTGAAGTTCAAAAAGATATAACTAAAGATCCAATTCAAGCATTTGTTAATTTAAACACAGGTGAGTATAAAGGATTAAATTTAAAAACTAGAGAAGAATTATTAAGAGATGCTAAATTAGAAGCAACACCTATATTAACAGAAAATATAAAAAATTATTTAGTAGGTTTAGAAAATGGAATTAAAGTAGATATTAATGAACCTGCTATA